TTTATTAACAGGTACATTCACTTCTCTTCTTGCCTCCCTTTTTCTTCTTTTTCTTTTTCTTGGGGGTGGTCATTCCGTAGGCCATAAGCAAAAAGGGTATCTTAGTATATTCTAAACGAAGTTTGGCCTAGTGTCTCAGGTTTTGCCAAGTTAAATTGTTGTAAACATAAATACCCAAAAGCATCAAAAGCATGATCCACACCCAGATTCTTATTAGGTAATCCAGTATTAGGTGCATAAGTTAATGTTCTAAGTGCTTTTATCAATTCTTTACAACGAGGATGAATTAACGTCCTTCTATCACCATTAGCGTCATACAAAGCAGTATTGACAGCAGTGATCTTATCTCTGATTTTCCAGGGGCTTTTAGGACTCATAACCGTAAATCCATTCCTTCTTAAAATTGTATGGTCTGTAACACCGACACCACTTGTCTTTCTCGCACTACCCGTGGGGTCTGGACAAGCAATAATTCGTCTATCTACCCCATACCTTCTAATAACTTCCTCTGCAAAATCCCATGTGGTAGCACCACCCGTTAACATAATCTCGTCAAAAACATATAAATAATTTTGGTATTTCACTGCACATATTCCCATCATTGGGTCTACGTTAAAATCTAACCCCAAAATTAAAGGTAACATCTGTAGGTCTTGGGCTTCATTACTAATGTTTTCATCATCAAAACTTACGGCTACCAAACCTGTGAGGTTTTCAAAACTTGCTTCAAATTCTTGTTTAAATGTTCTTTTGTCTAGTTGGGCTTTTGCCGCTTCCACCTCTTCGGCTGGTACGTTACCTCCTTCAATAGTTGTAAAACTCCACCTCTTCCAATCCCCGCTTTCATCTTCTGGTACATAACACCATAAATCATAGAACCATGAGGCTGTGCCATCAGGAGTGGATATAAATAGTGCCCATCCCTGTTTGTCTGCTAATGCTGGCCTTATTACTTGAAACCATACGTCAGAATCCATGAAGGCTGCTTCATCTAACACTACACCAGCTAAACTTCGACCTCTTAATGTAGTTGCGTTTTCTGTTCCCTTCAACTCAATAAGTGAGCCATTTATTAATTCAATCTTTAAATCTGTTTCGTTTTTGCTCTTTACCCACGAAGTAGGCACTAACTTCTTTAATTCTTTCCAGGCAATGTCTTTTGCCATGCGGTAAGTTGGGGCACAGTAAAAATATGTTTCACCTGGACGCTTTATCGCTGCGTTTACTAATTCAATACATGACAAATAGGATTTTCCAAATCTTCTACCAGCCACCAGTACTCTAAACCTACTCTTATTGCTGAACACCTCCCCCTGTGCCCAACGTAATGTCAATTCTTCTTTCGCTTTTACACTCATGTAATACAAAATAACCCTAATCTTAATTTATTTCGTGGTTTTTATCGACTGATTTGCTATTTTAGAGTTATTATTCAATTATTAACACAAGTTTCAGTCCGTGACAGAAGCAATCCTAAACAACTTTGACGATTCGTTCGCTCCAAAAGTTAAAAAAAGAAATCCAGGTAGGTCTCCTGATTTGGTCATAGAACAAAGAAGGCAAAGATTATACAAAAGACAATTAGACGGGTTGCCAACAAGACATTTGGTGCTGGAACATTCTTCAAGGGAAGGTGTTTGTGTTAAAACTGCTTGGAATGATTGGAAGGAGGTAAGTAAATGGAACGAAGAAGATTGGCAAAAAGATAGAGAAAATATGATTTCAAGGCTACAAGCTATGAGAGTTAGACTTTTTGATAAAGCAGTACGAAAAGGTCAGTACCAGACTGCTGCTCAAATATTGGATTCATTAGGTAAAGTAGTAGGGGAGAGTGTGGAGACTGTAAACATAAATGCTCCAGAACTAGCTATACGAATAGAAAATCAAAAAGATAGTTGACACTATTGTAGTATTGTATTATAATAAATAATGTAGAGAGAAATATTTTAGCCGTTATTCAGTAAGTTCCCTATATTATGCTACTATGTGACAGTATCGCAACTGTCCCCCCAGGGTAAGGGATAGCCCAGGCGGGTAGGCGGGAACACTAACAACATAATTTTTTTTATTTCTATATCTTATTTTTTTTATGTAAAAAATTTTCTTACACTGAAAAACCATTTTCCCATGTGCAACAATTTTGTAAGAACACTCGCACCAATTACAATTTAAAATTCATCCTTTACAAGATAGCAAGCAAGAAAAGAAAAAAACCAAACAATAAAATTAAGTAAATAAGTAATAATATTAATAAATAATTTTTTGCATAAAAAAAAATCCTATCTTTTACAATAGGATTAATTTATTTTTATTTTTAATTTTGTTTTTTAAATTCCTACATAATCAATAACATTCATAACTGATAAATCAGAATTACCTGTTTCTGTTATGTAGTCATCAATATCTAAATCATATTCATTGAGAAACTGTTCACAAATATTTTCATCAAGACAGCCATCATAAGTATAATTTAAAATCCCTTCTAAATAACAACAGTTTAATTCTTCAATAAAAATTTCTGTTTCTTCCTGGAGTTTATCATAAAATTTATTGAAATTATCAATACTAAATTTGATAGTAGGAATAAAGAAAAGAATAAATTTTTGTAAGTACTTCATAATTAACTATTTTGTAAATAAGAAGAATAAGAAGTAATAACAGAATCTAAAGTCTCTGTTCTTTGCTGTAAATCTTGTTTGATGTTGTTAGCAATACTTACAAAAGGTAGCAATGATAAGACAATTGCTGAAAGATAAAGAATAAATAATTTCATTTAGTTTTTTTTTGGTGAGAACTTTGATGTTCTCTTACTATTATTATAGTCATAATAATTTTACTACTGTAGTACAATAGTAATACTTGTTACAATTATTAACAATTAATTTATTTATTTATCTTCTTTTCTAAATTCTTCGTAACTGATAAGAAATTCATTTTGTTTACCTAACCAATTGGTCATTTTATTACTATGATCTGGATTATCTTTAATTAATCTCATAATACTATAATTAGTATGTTTGTATCCTTTACTATTATCAAATAATTTTACAAAGTCATCTAATTCTTTTTTTAAACTATTTATTTGATCTACTCTATATTGTATGTCATAAGAACTAGCTTTTATTTTTTCCCATTTTTCCTTTTCTCCAATACTACTTGCAAAAGAATCACAGTTTAAATAATAAATTTTATCATAATCTATTTTCTCAGATTTTAATATCTTTTCTGATTTTCTATCTTTTGCACTCTCTGAAATAATAATATCTGCTGTATATTCATTAATATCAAAATCTTTGCATCTATGAGAAAAGATATAGATTTTATTTTTTTCAAAAATATCATTAGGTTTTTTATGATATGCTTTATACCCATATTTAGAATATGGTAAGACTTTATCAATATCATTATTTATTTTTTCTAAAATATTTTTGTTTAATATCTTTTTATTATTTGCCTTTAATGTATTAAGAATAGATTTCTGAAGTTTTAATATTCTATCATAAAACTCTATATTGTATTCAGAAATCATATAAGCATCTATTTTTTTAAGATACTTTTGTTTTTTCTGTTCCTGGATAATGTCAGCTAAAGAATTTGAAGTTTGATTAATCATAATAATTTTTATTGTGTAGAATAATTTTTCTACTTATAATCTATTGTTACACACTAATAGAAATAAGTCAAACAACAAAATAATTTATTTTGATTTTAAAATATTTATAATTTTTGATTGTAACAAGTAAAAATTTGAGTTAAAATTATTATTTTTTATAAAATATTTTAAATTTAATAGCAATTTTTACCAAAAAACCTTATTATGACTACATTTTTCAAAAACCTTATAAGTATTATCAAAAACTACTAAAGGCCAAAATTACATTAAAGGCCACACATATTTTAAGAATGAGAATTTTTTATTTGCATTTGATAAATTACTACTGTAATATAGTAATGGTAATAGTATTTCAACTAACCAAAAATGAAAAAAA